GAAGAAATGGCAAAGAGAGTCGGTATAACTCTTGATGAGATAGATTTTACCGACGAGAATTGGTTTACAAAACACAAATGGACAGTAAGAGAAGAGCTAGATTTTAAAGACTGGCTAGTAGAATTTATGAAAAACAATCCAGAAGTATTAGATGAAATGGAGAACGAGACCATCATCCGTAGGGATATATTAGAAATGGCTATAGACTTCGTAATCTTTTATGGATGGGACTTTAAACAATCAAATTAAAATAACTAATGTCAAGCAAACTAATCGCAATCGTAGGTCCTAGTGGGACTGGGAAATCAACTTCTATTAAATCACTAAATCCAAAAGAAACCTTTATTATTAACGTAGCCAGGAAAGAACTACCATTCAGAGGTGCAGAGAAACTTTACAATGTAGCAGCAAAAAACTACATGGAAGTAGATGACCTCACTCAGATTACAGCATTATTAAACACTATTAGTGAAAAAGCTCCTCACATTAAAAATGTAATTATGGACGATGCTATTTACTCTATGTCGTTTTTGATGATGCGAAAGGCTAACGAGGTGGGTTTTTCTAAATTCACAAATTTAGCCCAACAAGTAACCAATCTATTGACTACTGCACGCAGACTTCGTGACAACTTAAAAGTATTTTATATTACTCACTCTGAGAATATAGAAGACGAAGGTAAAATTGTAGGTCAGAAAATTAAAACCATAGGCAAAGCATTAGATAATCAAATTGTATTGGAAGGTTTATTCACTATCGCTCTCTATACTCATATAGACGAAGATAAGAATGGTATTCCAACTTATCATTTTGTGACTAATCGTTTCCGCAATTATCCTGCTAAGAGTCCTATGGATATGTTTCCTGAAACTCTTATCCCTAACGATCTCCAACTTGTGTGTAATATGGTAGACGACTATTACAATGATGAAACAGCAACTCCTGCTCCTGTAGCAAGTATCCCGAAAAAAGTAAAAGAAACATTAACCGAAACCGAAACAAACTAAAATTATGAATTTAGACAATTTAGAAACCAGAGAACCATACAGTCGCAAACTTGTAACTGGATTTGCACCAATTCAAATTATTGCTGTTAACCCTGACGTAAAAAAGTTACGTGAGATTTTAAACACAGATGATGTTAAAGAACCAAACTATGAAGCCGAAAGAGGAGTGCGTCTAGATTTTTGGTACGTTAGTCATCCTATGTCTAAAATAGAATTTAAGGGTAAGTTTGCTATGTGGGCATCTAATGATGTTCGCATTTCTAAAACTGAAAAGAAACAATACATAGATAATTTTACAAAAACTATGTGGGCTATGAATCTTGCAAATGCTAGTGAAATTATGTCTGGCGTTAAAGATGATCGTCGATTGGATATGAAGAGCATTCGTGAGGCAAAAGAAGGCGAAGAGAACGTCTATAACCTAATGAAAGCTTACGCAAATGCAAGTCCTAAGACTAAACCATTTATCTTAGATGATTGGAGTGCAATTGCTAAAGGTAATGGAAGCGAATTACAAGCGTTCTTCAATCACTTTAACAAACTTAACGGTGGTGTTAAAGTATTGTTGGGAGTTAAGGAAGGTAAATATCAAGATGTATTTACTGGTATCTTCTTAAACGTAAATGGTAAAATTACTGATTACGTTACTTCTCGTGTATCAGGTGAGTATGGATACAAAGCTGACTATCAAGGT